GATTTACCCGCGTGCGTAAAAGGTGGCCCGCCTGCTCAACGGCGGCGCTGATGCGGCGTACTGTATATTTGCCCACATGCGGCGGGCGTCGCGCAGCGCCTTATTGAATCGCGCGGCCTCGGTGGAGTCGCCGCAGATGGTCAGCGAGTAGAACTCGCCCCCTTTCATTTCGGCCGCCACAATGGCGGCGGCGGCTTGTTCCAGGCTGTCACACTGAGCCTCGTCGCCGTCCGGCGTCGCGTCGGTGTAGACGAGGCAATAACGGCCTTCTTCGTCGATATGCTCAACGATAAAAAGTTCCTCTAATTCGGCAGTCGGTGCTATACTCATCTCGTTGTCTCCTGTTAGATGTCGCCCCGGCCGGTGTTCTGAGCGCCGACCGGGGCGATTTGTTTTAGTCGTTTATCTCAGGACTTACGCGGCCTCAACCAGTTCGGCGAATTCTTCCAGCCCGGCGGTTGATTCACCTTGCGAGGCCATGATGTTGCGGATAATCTGCATTGTCCAATCTGACTCATTGGCGAATTCAAGGTCGGCGACTATCTGGGCCAGTGTGGTTGCGGGTAGGTTGAATGCCAATTCACGGATAAGGTCGAAGTTCGGTGCTGCTTGTTTCGTCATCTCGTTGTCTCCTGTCTAACTAACTTCGTTTACTCAACTGATATATAGGATTATACACTATTCCTATATAGATGTCAATAGGCAAATCTATATTGGTTTTCTCTTGACTTCCTATATATAGATTGTATAATGTGTTTATGGATTTGATTATTTTTGAAAAAACGGACGGCGTGGCCTCAGAGGGGGCAGCGCTCTCCATCGAGCTGATACGACGGGAATACGAAACGGCCCAGGGCAGCGAGAACATGACGTTAACCAGTTTGTTCGTGCGGCCTGAGCAAAAGCGGATCATCGATGGCCTGGCGGCGCTGACAGGGCGTGGCAAGGGCAAGGTGCTGCGTGCTATCATTGATGAATGGTGCGCAGCCCAACTGGACAGCTATCGGTAAATTGCCGGTTTTTTGCTGCTCGCAGGGCGGACGCCGTTGGCATGGCAACGGCATTAGTACCCGCGAACGGCCCACGTTTTTCATCTCGCCCATGCGCCTCCTAACCCCGGCGGCCGGGTGGCATTTCATCAGTGCCACCCGGCCCCCCAGGTGAGGGAGGGATCAGGGGATTTCATTGTTGAGGGGCTAGGCAGGCAGGAGATGACGCTATGTATTTCAAGGACGACTATCGGCTCGATGTGATGACATCGTCGGCGCTGGTCAATAAAGCGCCCGCCCGATTCGACTGGGCGCGCTATTACTCAACGTTTCAGAAACAATCTATGTCGCCGAGAGCGCTGGCCATTAGCGTCTACCACGGCTACGGTTTCACGCCGGTTTGGACAACGGCGCGGCGTGAAGAGAACTTTGTCAGCGCCGGACATATGGCGTTTGACTTCGATGCGGGTGATGAATCGAGCAGCCTCGATTACATCCAGCGCGAAGGGACGTTTGCATGGATGTTCGCATCGTTCGGCTATACAACGGCCAGCAACACCGCCGCCGCGCCGCGCTGCCGGGTGGTGTTCGTGCTGGAGTATCCCATTGAATCGGCCGCTGAATATCGCCGCGTTTATCAGGCGGTGGCCTGGTATATCAGCAGCGACGGGTCAAATACCGACCCGGCGTGCAAAGACCCCCTCCGATTATATTATGGCTCAAAGGGGGCGGAGGTATGGGATAACTGGTCACTGCTGGGGCAGGGGACAATCGACTACATTACCGAGACATACGCCGCGGCCCATCCGACTATGCCAGCGTCGGCGAAATTTACCGTGCCGGTTTCGCCGACGGCCCTACCTGTTGCCCCAACACCCGAACGGATTAGCGGCAAGCTGGCTCAACTCGGTCGGCGGGTTTCTCAGGCGGCGCCTGGCGAGCGCCATACGACGCTGCTCAAAACGGCGCGGCTGGCCGGTGGCTACGTGGCCGGTGGCGCACTGAATGAAATGGATGTCATCGCCGAATTGACGGCCGCCGCACGTAGCTGGCACTCAGGCGACGACGAACACGAAATCGAGCGCGTTATCCGCGACGGTATCGCCAACGGCATGGCGCAACCGATTCAATTCACCTCGCCGCAATCATTGATGGGAGTATTCCGATGAGCCGCACGCGGGAGGGAGTTGACCAATTCAGCGCCTATGTCGAAGAAGAAACGGGCCGCGGCTGGCGCAAGCTGCGCAGGACACTAAACGGCTATGAGTTTCTCGTCTATGGGCCAAAGACCGATGACTACATTAAGGCCATTAATGCCAGCGGCGTTGAATTAAAGCTAAATCAGATGTCGGACAGGATTGAGCTGGGCGACGGCCTGCCGATAACAAAAATCGAATCGGCGGCCATTTTGAACCGTCTCCAGGACTACGACATGAAAGACACGGGCCGGATGAGAAACGCCATTATGGAAGCGGCGTTGAGGAATAAATACCACCCCGTTCGCGACTATCTGGATACCCTGCGGTGGGACGGAGAAACCCACTTCGACCGCCTCATGGACTGCCTCACCATGAGCAGCCCAGCGGCGCGTGTGTTCTGGCGCAAATGGCTCATCGGCTCTATCGCCAAGATGCTCAACGCCCAACAAAACTACATGCTGGTGCTGCTGGGGGGACAGGGCAAGGGAAAAAGCCGCCTCGCTGAATGGCTTTGTCCCATCCCACACCTGTTCTATGAAGGACCAATCAACCCCGACGACAAGGACAGCCTCATCCGCCTCATCAATAACTGGATATGGGAAGTGGCCGAACTGGACGCCACCACACGACGCGCTGAACGTTCGGCGCTGAAACACTTCATTACGACCAAGATAGTAAAAGTGCGAGTTCCTTACGGTGAATACGACACGGAGAAACCGGCCGCGGCGTCGCTTATCGGAACTATCAACGCCGACGGCACAGGGTTTCTCCACGACCCCACCGGCAACCGCCGCTTTGCCGTCGTCCACCTGGATGACATCGATTGGAGCTATACCCGAATTGACCGCGACCAGCTATGGGCCGAACTCTACGACGCCTACCTCAGTGGTGAGCGATGGGAACTAACCCCCTACGAACAGGAAATACAGGCAGAAATCAACGGCGGACACATGATGGTGTCACCCCTTGAGGAGCTCCTTCTCCAGTACTACGAGATAGACAGAACCAACACCGACCAGTTCACGCCGACAATGGAAATACTGGAGCGGCTAACAAATCTCGGACTGAAAGGGGATCAATTCAAGCAAAAGATGGAACTAACAGCCATTCTTACCAAGATGGGGCTGAAAGCCGACCAGCGCCGCGTACAGGGCGGCCGGATGCGCGGCTATCGAGGAATCTGGTATCGCGGCGAGCGTATTTCAGTCGATGGAGATTTGCCGATATGACCCCCATATATGGCCGCCATACCCGGCACGACCCCCGTGCCACCCCCGTGCCACCCCGTGCCATTTCTGGCACGGCCGGCACGACCCCCGGCACGACCCCCGTGCCACCTTTTTGGGGCATTTTACAGAGTAAATCGGCATGTGTGGCACAACGGCACAACGGCACGGCTTTTCGCTGCGGCGACGAAATATGTAGGAAAACAGGCCTAAAAGCGATGAAAGTACGAAATACATACATATTTACCCCGCCCGAAGGAATGTGTCGTGCCGTCGTGCCACCCAAAAACACCCCTACCCATATATGGGGGGTACTGGAGGACAGTAACAATGGCAAGAAATGAGCTAGATATAACCTACTACCCCAAAGGGGCTAAAGACCTGAATGATGGGATAGCCATCGGGCATCTAGTCAAAGTTCTGATCGGTGAATCACGCCGACGAGATCAAGCACTAATCAAAAAAACGAAATTAACTGTTTCGCAGACATGCGGCCGGTGCAATCGCTCTCGCGGGCCATATCAGGAATTAGACCTGCATCACAAAAAACCGCTATGGGCGTATGCGATGGAGCTTGTAATGGCTGATTTGCCACAGACCCATGACCAATACACAGCCATGTGGGAAAGCATGGCACTGGGCAGGATTAAACTTGGGAAGGAGTGCCATGAGGCGCATAACGCCGAGGCACTATGCAGGAAGTGCCACACTCGCGCCGAGGTAGAAGCCTTTGAGGCGTGGAAAAAGCACTTTATAGGCCGTGGGCGCATCGTTTTTGGAAACAAGATCGCCGACCACCAACGGTATCTAAGCGAAAAGATTGAGTACATGCCTAAATGGAGATGACCTATTGAATTAACCGCAAAACGACTGAAAACGGCGGCAATTCGGCCGCAAAAAAACGACTGATAAACGACTGATAAACGACTGATAAAGAATGGAGAACATCATGAAAATCGACAATGGAAGTTTTGAGGGATTTGAGGGAGTGACGGCAGGGGTACAGGAAGCCGAACGCTGGCAATACGACCCAATTGGCTACAACGCCACCAAAGGCGTTTTCTACATTGGCGAGGTTGAATCGCCGACGCTGGACATCGTGCCGTTCGCGCTGCGGCAATGCAAGGAGGTGACCGACGCCGACGGCGTTGTGCATCGCTATCCAATCAAGACCCGTCGGGCGGATATGGCCGACGGCGACATGCAGACCCGCTTGCAAGTGGTCGGCATGGTTGCCGGAACCTTGCACACGTTCGGCGCTCGAAGCTGGACGGCGCGGGCGGCGTGGAGCAACCCCGTCGGCGGCCCATACCACGACCCCCGTTTTGACGGCGGCATCTGGCCGCGGCTGCTGGCCCACATTAAAACGATGCAACAGAACACCGGCAAGTTGACCGCGCCGTTGTGCTGGCGCTTGCATCTCGAAGTCGGCGAGGCTATCGATCTGGCATCGGCTGCCAACTCAAAACAGAAGGCCAGCGGCCACCCGATCAAGGCCGTTACTATGGCCTTCGTCGGCGCTGAAAAGGCGCTGGAGCATGAGCAACTCTATACCACTGAGGCGCTCGATGAATGGGTGAGGGAGTGGAGCGTCGCCGCCGTCACTGAGGCCGCGCCGGAACCGACCCACGCCCCCATCGTTTTGGAAACGCTGGATGACGACGTTCCCTTTTAAGGCATAACTATGGCGCGTAAAACAAAGAAGCCCGTCGAAGTGATCAGCGGTCAATCCGCGTTTTACGCGCCGACGTGTCCCGCCTGCGGCGTGGCCGTCACCTCTCAGGCAACTGTTGAGGCGATGGACACGCCGCCGGGCTGGGCGTTCTTCGGGCGCAAGGGGGAGCGCTGGATACGCTGCCATGCGTTCACCGGCACGCGGGAATTCATCCATTTCATCACGCTGCTAAACGACCGGCACGATCATCGTCTGGCATGGCTCGACCCCGACCCCGCCGACGAGCCGGAACAATACAAGCTTCTTTAGAACAGGGATAGACATGTATACGAGAATCGAACTACAAAATGAGCTGAGCGCCGCGCAAGAGCAGCTACACGCATCGACCGCCGCCCGGCTCACAATGGCCCATACGATAGCCGACCTGAGAACCGAAAACGCCACGCTGCGGGCAGCGCTCAAAGACGCCTTGACCGTCATCGCCCGGCAGCGCTACGGGCCGCGTTTTCAGACGTTGACCGACGAAGGAGAGGCGTACACAACAAGCTGATTTTAGCCTTGACGCGCCAATGGAAGATATTGAGGATATGGACGACGAATGAGCAACCAACACTGGAGGTGTTGATCATGTCTATTTTAACCGCATCCCTTTCCCCTAACAACATTCCCCTATGCCCGGCGTGCGGCGTGGAGTCGGTGCTGGTGCCGACGGACATCGCCGGTGTCGTGTACAGTCCGCGCTGTTGGCGGTCGTTTTTGGACGGCAATCTGGATGGTGTCTTCGTTGGGCGCGCGGCCGACGAGGGGCGCGAGCCGGACGAAGACACGGGGGAGTACGAATGACCATACGCTATCTGTCACTGTTTAGCGGTATCGGTGGTTTTGACCTCGGATTCGACCGCGCCGGGATGGAGTGCGCGGGGCAGGTGGAATACGACGCGGCGGCGCGGTCGGTGCTGAAAAGGCACTGGCAAGACGTGCCGCGAATGAATGATGTAAGAGAGGTTCAGGGTTATGAGTTCGGAACAGTTAACCTTATTTGCGGTGGCTTCCCGTGCCAAGACGTATCAGTGGCCGGCCGCCGCGCGGGATTGGCTGGAGAGCGGTCTGGACTGTGGTTTGAGTTCCATCGCATTATTGATGCTGCTAAACCGCGAACTGTCGTCATCGAAAACGTCCCCGGCCTACTATCGAGCAACGGAGGACGAGACTTTGCCGTCATCCTTCGCGGGCTGGTCGAATGCGGGTATGGCGTCGCCTGGAGGATTCTGGACGCTCAGTATTTCGGAGTACCCCAGCGACGCCGCCGTGTGTTCATTGTCGGAAGTCTTGGAGACGGACGCGCCGCTGAAATACTTTTTGAGCGCGAAAGCGGCGGCGGGGATATTGCGCCGGGCAGAGGCGCGAGGCCGGAGCTTGCCAGAGACGTTGCGGCAAGCCTTGTCGCAAGCGGCGGCGGCGACAGAGGATGGAAATCCGACCCCGTAAGCGACAACATCATTTGCACCACGTTCAACGGCTACACCGGCGGCGCGGATGACAATGACGCGCAAGGGGGGCATCTGGTGGTGGCTCTTACCGAGCGCACCCGCAGCACCGGCCGCACTCTCGAATATCAAGAAGAGATGGCCTACGCGCTGACCAATCCCGGCAGCGGGGGGCGAACACACAGCAGGCAGATAATGGGCGCGTTTGGCGTTCGCCGCCTGACCCCCGTCGAATGTGAGCGGCTTCAGGGATTCCCCGACAACTTCACAGACGGTCAGAGCGACAGCGCCCGCTACCGGCAGCTAGGTAACGCCGTCGCCGTGCCCGTCGCTGAGTGGATCGCCCGCCGCATTGTCGAGGCCACGCCATGACCCGCCGCGTCCTACCCATCGCGGCCCTGCTCATGATGGCCGGTGTCACGCCCACGGCCGCCGCGCCTGAGTTGTTACACGGCTGGGCAGCGCTACGGGCCGCGTTTTCAGACGTTGACCGACGAAGGCGAGGCATACACAACACGCTGAAAGCCGCCTAAAACGGTCTGTAAGCGATTTTAGCAGAGAGGGTAAGGAACTATGAGCAAAAGCGATTTGGAAGCGGCTCTGGCGCTGCATTTACGTGCCAACGATTTCCCGCCGTGGGAGGCTGAATACAGATTTCACCCCAAGCGCCGCTGGCGTTTTGACATGGCATGGCCTGAGCAACGGATTGCCGTCGAGGTACACGGCGGTATCCACATGGCCCGCGGCGGTCACAACACCGCCGCCGGGATAACGCGCGACTGCGAGAAGGGCAATGAGGCGCTCATTCTCGGCTGGCGGGTGCTGGCCGTCACCGCCGATCAAATCCACGACGGCAGCGCGGTCGATTGGCTGCGGCGTTTGATGTTTGAACAGGGCGCCGAGGTTGCGCCGTTCTGAGGCAAGGCTAGACAGATTGACACCAATGTTCTAAAATACGGACGGGAACGTTTTACATGGAAAAGACCACTGATTATCGTAACAGAATAAAGGCGCTTGAATATATCGATAGTCGGGAGCTAGCGGCGCATCCCGGCAACTGGAGAGAACACCCCACGGCGCAAGCCGTCGCGCTGAAAGGGGCATTGAAAGAAGTCGGGATAGCGGGGGCGCTGCTGGCCTATCGCTCGGAGCGACAGGGCGGTGCGCTGGTTGTGATCGACGGGCATTTGAGAAAAGACGCCGCGCCGCAAAAGTGGCCCGTCCTCATTCTCGACGTTGACGACGCCGAGGCCGACTACCTGCTGGCGACCCACGACCCGCTTGCAGCAATGGCGACGGCCGACGCCGGGGCGCTCGATGCACTGCTATCCAGCGTGCAAAGTGGGGAGGCGGGGGTGCAGGCGATGCTGGCGGAGTTGGCTGAGGGGGCGGGGTTGTATGAGCCGCGCGAGGACGGTTATGATGATGAGCCGCTATCGCTTGCGCCATCGGTGACACTGGCCGAGCGGTTCTTAGTGCCGCCATTTAGTGTGCTGGATGCGCGTCAGGGCTACTGGCAAGACCGCAAACGGGCATGGATCGCGCTGGGGATTGAGAGCGAGTTGGGGCGCGGCGGGGGCGGCTCGCTGAACTACTCAGGCACGCCGGGGCGCATGGCGCTGGAAACGTCCGACACGATACAACGGCTCAAGCCATCAACCGACCAGGCGGCGAAGCGGGCGAAGGCGCGGAAGGAAGCGAATGAGCAATAAAATGCGAAACGGCTCAAGTCCTGCCCGAATACACGGGCAAGACTTGATGAGGGGCGAGCACGTGGTGGGCGAGAATCCCGACTTTATGGCTACGGGTTCGCAATTAAAGGGCAACTTGTGGCACGGCGGCACGCAAGAATCAACCATTAAGGTGGCGGCGGTTACTCAATCTGGCACATCTATATTCGACCCGGTATTGTGCGAGCTGGCCTATACGTGGTTCACCGCGCCGGGGGCGCACATCCTCGACCCGTTCGCGGGCGGTTCGGTGCGCGGCATTGTGGCGACACACCTGGGGCGCGACTACACCGGCATAGACTTACGGCCGGAGCAGATAGCGGCCAACCAGAAGCAGGCGGCGGCCATAGTGCCCGACCGTCTGCCGCGCTGGATTGTGGGTAACAGCCTGAGCGCGATACCCGCCGAGGATTATGACTTCGTGTTCACCTGCCCGCCGTATTACGATCTGGAAGTGTACAGCGACGACCCCGAAGACCTGAGCAACAAAGAGGATTATGGGGCGTTCCTGAATGACTACCGGGCCATCATCGCGCAAGCAGTAGAGCGGCTACGCGCTGACCGATTCGCCTGTGTCGTGGTGGGTGACATACGCGACCGCAAGGGCATGTATCGCAACTTCGTAGCCGATACGATAGCGGTCTTTCGTGATGCGGGTATGGCGCTATACAACGAGGCGATACTAGTAACGGCCGTGGGGTCGTTGTCTATCCGCGTCGGGCGGCAATTCGAGGCCGGGCGCAAGCTGGGCAAGACGCATCAGAACGTGTTGGTATTCGTCAAGGGCGACCCGCGCAAGGCGACGGAGTGGTGCGGGCCGGTAGAGATTGGGACGTTTGGCGCCGCGCTAGAGGGCGCGGATGAGGTAGGAGCGTGACAGGCGCGGCGGCTTCTTTCCGTTCTGGCGGCAATGCCGAACGATACCCGCGATATAGTCATCAAACGCGGCGTGTAGTTCGTCCATCGTTGCCTCGCCGCGGCCAAAACGCTGACGGGCTTCGATGGCCTTACGGCGCAATTCTAGCGGGGTTGCCGATGCTGATTCCATACCAACACTCTAGCATAACCGCCGACGATTGCAAGAGATTGGGACGGTAATATGGCGACTAAAGCCGACAAGCTCACCGTCGAGCAGCGTACTGAGGCAGTCTACCGCCTGATTCTGGACGGCTGGACGCAGGAGCAGATATGTCAGAACATGTCAAAATCCTTTCGCGTATCAGACCGGCAGGTGTATCGCTACATCGACGCGGCCTGGGAGCGGATTAAGGCCGTTAACGAAGTTGAGCTATCCGAACACAAGCGGCGGGCAGTGGCGGCACACTATCAGATGCTACGCGAGGCTAAGACGGTGAAGGAGAAAGCGACGGTATGGGCGGCGCTGTCGCGGCTGCTGGGGCTGGACGCACCGAAGGCGGTTGAGGTGGCGGGGATCAACGGGCAGGACATTGCAATACGTGTGGTTTACGGTAGCGATGGAACTGATCGTCAATCTGATTAAGCCGCACGCCAAGCAGGCGGCGTTTATGCGCTCGTCTGCCAAGCGCCGGGTTATTGTCGCGGGCCGTCGCGGTGGGAAAACGACGGCCGCGGCGACATTGGCGGTTGAGGCGATGCTGGCCGGCCGCCGTGTACTAGAGGCAGCGCCCACGGCCGACCAGACTGGCGCGTTCTGGGACGCTTGCAAGCGGGCGCTGACCCCGGCTATCGCCGCCGGGGCGATCTACAAAAACGAATCGGAGCGCATTTTGAAAATGCCGGGCGACGGCGGTCGGATCAAGACGAAAACGGCGTGGGACGCCGATAGCCTACGCGGCGACTTCGCCGACCTGCTCATCATGGATGAATTCAGCCTAATGTCGCCGGATACCTGGAACGAGGTGGGCGCGCCGATGTTGCTGGACAACGACGGCGACGCGGTGTTTATTTTCACACCGAAGCGAAAGAACCACGCACATAGTTTTTATGCGCGGGCATTAGGGGATACATCGGGCCGGTGGGCGGCGTGGCATTTTACGAGTCACGACAATCCGCATTTGAGTACCGAGGCCCTATCCGAGATCACGGCCGATATGACTGAGGATGCGTACCGGCAAGAAGTCATGGCCGAGTTTCTGGACAATGAGGGCGCGGTATTCAGCAACATCGGCGCGTGTCTGGGGGCACCGGCTGACGCACGGCCGGATGAACACGTCGGCCACTTCCTCGTCGCCGGAACCGATTGGGGAAAGAAACAGGACTACCACGTCACCGCCATCGGCTGCGCGACGTGTCGGGTTGAGGTGGAGCTATACCGGGAGAAGTCGGCCGATTATATCTATCAGCGTGAGCGGACGGCGGCGCTTTTTCGGCGGTGGGGGGTTGGGCAGGCGCTGGCCGAAACAAACGCAATGGGCGAGCCGAACCTGGAATTACTTCAAGCGGAGGGGTTGCCGGTTGCGGGGTTCGAGACGACGGCAAAAAGTAAACCACCGTTGATCGAGAATCTAAAATTGGCGCTGGAAGCGGTCGAATGGCAATTTCTGAATGAGCCGGTAGCAACGGCCGAACTTGAGGCATACGAACAAAAGGTCTCGCCGCTTAACGGTCGGAGCACGTACAGCGCACCGTCGGGCGTGCACGACGATACGGTGATTGCGCGCGCGTTGATGATCCGGGCCGGGCAGGTGAGGCAACCGGCTCCCATGCCGGAACAGGCGACACAAACAAGCAGGTGGCAGAGGTTCTAAATGAAACGAGCAGGGCTATACCAGGACATGGGCGACACCGGGCTAAACACGTCCGGCTGGGGTGAGATTGGCGACGAGTTCTTGCGCGAGTGGCAGGGCGCGGGCGAAAAGGCCAAGCGTGTGCGAGAGATGCTATACAATTCGCCGGTTATCTCCGCATTGCGGCTGGCGATTGAAATGCCATTGCGCGACATCGACTGGCAGTTTGTTAGCGACGATGGAGAGGATGATCCACGCGTCGCCTTGCTGAATGAAGCGCAAGCGGCCATGAGCCATAGCTGGGACGACCACATTACCGACGCGCTGGATTTTCTGTGGTACGGCTGGGCGATGTTTACGATCACCTACCGGCAGGAAGGCGGCCGCATCTTGTGGCGCAAGTTCAAGCCGCTGGCGCACGACACGTTGCAGCGCTGGCAATTCGAGGACGACGGCGGGCTGAAGGGCATCCAGCAGTGGCCGCATCTTTGGCCGGAGCCTATTCCCGTCGAGCGAATGGTCATCTATCGTTTCCGGCGGGCACGCGGCAACCCGGAAGGGGAAAGCATTTTGCGGTCGGCGTGGACTAGCTGGTATTACGCTAAAAATATCCAGCATATCGAAGCGGTCGGCATCGAGCGCAATCTGGCCGGGCTACCGGTCATCCATCTGCCAGAGAACGCAGACATGACGGAAGGCGACGACCCAAATGCGGACGTGAACAGAGCGCGAAAGATTGTCGCCGACGTGCGCAACGACGAGCAAGCAGGGCTCGTGTTGCCGTTCGGGTGGGAGTTCTCGCTAACGGCGTCGGCGGGCGCGGGCAAGGCGGGCGACACGGATTTAATCATCAATCGCTACGACAAGCGGATGCTCATGGCGACGCTCTCGCAGTTCCTGATGCTGGGAATGGATAGCGTTGGCAGTCTGGCGACGTTCGAAGGTGCGACCGACTTCTTCACGCTGACGCTCAACGCCGTGGCCGATACGGTTAGCGAGACGTTTACGAAGTTTGCTGCTGCGCGGCTGCTGGAATTAAACGGGTTCGACCCCAACGGCGTGCGGCTGGAACATAGCCCCGCCGGTAGCGTACGCCCCGAAGTGATTGCCGAGGCGCTTTCCAAAGTCGGCGCGGGCGGGTTCATTACATGGACGGCGGCCGACGAAGTTTGGCTGCGCTCATTGTTCCGGTTGCCTGAGCGGGAAGCAGGGGAGATCACGGCCGAGCGCGAACAGAACGCGGCCGACCGGCAGGCACGAGCCGCGGCCATGGGCGACGCCTTGCGCCGCGAGGCCACGGCCGACATTGACGAACAGACGGCCGACATTGCGCCGGACACCTACGCGGCCGACGGTGGCGACGCCTATCGCCTGAGGATGGAACGGCAATGGCAGAATCGCATGGCGGCGTTCTTGCAACGGCAAGGCCGCGACGTGACACGACAGGCAAAGAGGGAGCATGGCAACGCTCGATAGCTCTGAATTCTGGCAGCCCTATTTACCCCAACTCCGGCGCGAGTTCTCGGAGTTGACGATGGATATCCTCATCGCGGGCGGCGGGGCCGGGGCGGCGTCCGTGCCCGCCGGGTCGATGTTGGTCGATTGGGATGTGTTCAACGAGGACGCGCTGGCATGGCTCGATATGTATCTGGGCGTCGGCAGCATCCCCGGCCTGACAGTGGATGGCGCTTATCCGTGGGCGTGGTCGCTGAATGAATCGACCCGGCGCGGCGTGGCCCGTGAGATCGACCGCTGGGTGCGCAATGGCGCGCCGTTGCCTGAGTTGGAACTGCGGCTACGTTCCTTCTTCGATGACACGCGAGCGCGGCGGGTCGCCGTGACCGAAGTAACGCGCATCTATGCCAGCGGCAATGTCATGGCGTGGCGCTCGTCGGGCGTCGTGGACGGAAAGCGCTGGATGACGGCGGTTGACGAGCGGGTGTGTCCCGTTTGCTCAAAGCTCCACAACAAGTACGTTGAGTTGAATCGCGGCTGGGAGTTTTCGTCGGCGGCACTGGCGGCCCGACCCGACCTAAAGCAAGCGCTCGGCGCGCCGGTAACGGTAGTCGTGCCACCGGCCCACGTCGCGTGTCGCTGCTGGATACAGCCCGTCGTGTTCGCGGCGTTGACCGATGACGAACTGAGCAAAGGGCGGTTCGACCCAACAGGGGGCGGCGGATGAACGTCACCATCGAAGTGAAGTTCACGCCGTCCAATCTGGCCCAACGGATGCAAAAATATCCGAAAGAGTTGGAGCGCGAGATGGAGAAAACGATGAAACAATCGCTAGTCCACATTCAGGGCAGCGTCCCGGCTTACCCGCCACCGCCGCCCGGCAGCAGCTATATCCGAACGGGCACGCTAGGCCGTTCGATAGGGTTGGGCGGGCGCGCCGAAATCTACGAGGTCAAGCGCATCGGCGGCGGCTACGAGGCGCGGTTGGGCACGCGGCTAAGTTATGCGCCATATGTCATCGGAGAGGATCAGGCCTCGATGCACGCGGGTCGATGGTGGACAATGAAGACGGTGGCCAGCAAGGCAACGCCGGGGATCGAGCGTTTGTTTCGGGCCATGTCCGAGCGGCTTGTTGCGTACCTGGGCGGCAAATGACCGAAGCGACAGGCTCGCTGCTTCTTTCATCTCGCTACCACGCGCGGCGGGAATATCGTCATCGGGCAAAAGATTGCGGGCGCTTACTGTTCGTCGGCTACTTGCCGCCGGGCACGCGGATCGAGATACGTTGCCCGTCTTGCGGCCGGATGCACGTCATCGAAGTTGAGATTGACATCGAACAGCAGTTCGTATAAGATAGCGCGTAACTGAATAAACCACGGGAGAGACCTTGAGTCCGGCCATGAGCCACCGTTGACGCGACCGGGAAACCGGTTTGAGGCCAAGAGTCCAGCGTGCAGTCATAACGATTGCACTCTGGACTCTTTTCGTTGTTATGGATAGAAGCGAATACGTCATTACTGAATATGTAACCGTTGTGCCGGGCGAACCGTTCCGGCTATTGCCGTTTGGACGGTTGGTGAAGAACGGCAAGGTACGAGAGATAACTGCCGACATTGCGCAGCGTTTTCGTTTGCCGCACTTCCGGCCGCCTATCAAATTGGGAAGTCACCGCGACGAGACGCCCGCCGGGGGGCATATCGTTGCGTTGGAAGTCCGCGAGGACGGATTGTACGCCGTGCCTGAGTTCAACGACGAAGGAACGGCGGCGCTGGCTCGCGGGGCGTATCGGTATCACAGCCCGGAAATCGTATGGGAAGGCGGGTTCGAAGACCCGATAACCGGGGCGACGCAGGAAGGGCCGCTGATTGTCGGCGACGCCTTCCTGCATACGCCGCACATGGGAGAGGCGGCGGCACTCTATGCCGCCGAGATTGAAACAATAGAAGGAGTGATGAATATGACGACAGATACGGTAACAGTGCCGGTGTCGTGGCTGGATCGACTGCTCGGCCGCGTAACTGAGGCGCAACCGGAGCCGGAACCGAAAGGCGAGCCGCCCACGGTTTTGACGGCGACGGTTGACGTTGACAAGTTCGCGGCGGTGCAAGCGGAACGCGACGATCTGGCCGCGAAAATCGAGCAGATGGAAAGCGCCCGAACGCTGGCCGCGCGTGTTGAGAAGTTCGAGAGCGAACTCGCCACTACGTCGCTGGCCGGTGACGAAGGATTGCCCGCGTTGCTGGCGGGATTGACCGACGAAGTGGCTACTGAGGTATTGCGCCGGTTTAAGGCGCTGGCCGCGCAGGAAACTGTCGCGGCCCTGACCGCCGACGTGGGCCATGCCGGGAACCCGGCGACCGGCGACCCGGTGGGCGATCTGGATAAGGTCGTGCGCTCGGTGATGACTAAAGACAATCTGGATTATAACCGCGCGTTGGGTAAGCTGGCGGCCGAACAGCCGGAGCTACTCAAAGCCGCCTATGGGAGATAACGATGGCATTCAACAGTGGTGAGAATTTCAAGATTCACGGCCTCACGGCCGTCGCCGACTTGTCGGCAAAGCAGTACCACGCCGTCGCCCTGGCGACGACCGCGCGGACGGTGAAACAAGCCGCCAGCGCTACGACGGCCAATATCGGCATCCTGCAGAACGACCCCGCAGCCGGTGAACCGGCGTCGGTGGTCGGCGGCGGGATGACCAAGGCCTACAGCGGCGCGGCAATTGTTGCCGGTGCGCTGGTAACATCCAACACGACCGGCCAGTTGGTTACGTCATCGGTGGCCAACAATCAGGTGATCGGTCGGGCAATTACAGCGGCGTCAGGGACGGCCGTCTTATTCGAAGTCTTTGTTGCTCCGTGCAACTTCTAGGGGGATATGAGAGATGGCACTACCTACTATCAATGACGTTCAACTAATCGAGCCGGTGCTGACCAATATGCTGGTCGCCTACCGGCAGAACGCCGACCGATTTGTCGCGGGCCGGGCGTTTCCGAGCGTGCCGGTCAGCAACGACAGCGGCACGTATCCAATCCTGACCAAGAAATACTGGTTCCTCGACGAACTGGCCCGGCGTGCGCCCGGCGACCCGTTTGCCCGTGTGGAGTACGGAGTCGAAAGCGGCACGTACAAGACGGAGCAATGGGCGGCTGACAGCGCCATTGCCGACGAGACCCGCGCCAACTCGCAGATACCGATGGAGCTGGAGCGCGTAGCCGTCGAGCTACTGGCCCAGCGGTCGATGCTTCGCAAGGAAAAGGCATTTAGCGACGACTTCATGAAGACCGGCGTCTGGGGCACGAGCAACACAACGGCGGTCGATTGGGATGACACGACTAGCGGCGACCCGATTGCCGACCTGCTGCTGGCCTCGGAAACGATCAGCAACAACACCGGCTACATGCCCAATACGCTGATCGTCGGCCACATCGTGCATCGCGCCCTGATGAATCATCCCGACATTCTGGATCGTATCAAGTACGTCATGGCGGGCACGCAAGACAATATCCGCGGCGCATTGCTTTCGGTGCTGGGCATTGACAACTACCTGGTATCGCGGGCGACCTACTCCGCAACGAACGAGGCGGCCGCCTTTGCCGCGACGCCCGTCATCGATGACGACGCTCTGCTCATTTACTCCAACCCGTCGGCCGGACTGTTCGACGCCACGGCGGGCAAGACGTTCGTATGGGGGCCGGGCGGCGGCGAAGGCACTATCTATCGCTACCGTTCCAATAGCCGTCATGCCGACGTAGTGCAGCACAAAGAGCAATGGGATCAGGCGGTTGTTGCCGCCGACCTCGGCTACTTCTTTAGCGACATCGTTTAGCGATTAGGGTGATCGGCCGCCGCGAGGTGGCAGGCTAACGGGGCGCGTACCCACTCCCTCCGTTAGCCGCCACCTCACGGCGACCGACGGAGTGGGTACAAACTATGAGCGAAAGCGTTTACATCGGAGTCGTCGGGCCGGAAGCCGAGATCGGCGACTGCCGGGACAGTATCCAACGGATGGCCGTGCCTGACGGGAGTGAATTGTGGTTCAACCGCGCTACGAAAGGCTACGAGGCGCGACAGGCGCACTTTAACAAATTCATAGCCGGCGGTCATGACTGGATGCTTCTGCTTGACCACGACATGATCTATGCGCAAGACACGTTGCAGCGGCTAATGAGCCACGGTGTTGACTACGTGAGCGGCTACTACCTGCAACGGCGTTTTCGGCCGCTGATACCGGTCTGGTTCCACCCGTTCGACGGACAATTCCCGCTGAGGCCGTTCATCGAGCAGCCGGAGCCGGGCCGCTTGCATCCGCTGGGCGGTTCGGGCTGGGGCTGTATTCTGATTCATCGGCGGGTTGTTGAGGACGTGCGTCGGGACGTGCTAAAAGGGGAATGGGACGTTCTCGAGGACGACATGGACGTTTACCCCTACGATTTGAGCGCGGTCATGGCGGCGCTGGACGCGGGCGACCTTGCCACGTTGCGGCGCGAGTTCCGCCCGATGCGCGGTCAATTCGACCGGCAGCCGATGGGCAGCGACCTCAGGTATCCGATTCTGGCGTATTGCGCCGGGCATCGATTGATGGGCGACCCGGACGTGCGGCCGGGGCACGTGACTGGCTATCCGGTGGAGGCCAGCGACTACACATCTCAGGCGGCGGGCACATATGCCGCGCTGCTACGCGAGGCAGACGAGGCAACCGCAAACGGCCGCGCGAAGTGGTCGGCCTACATGGAGAGCATCGGCCAATGAAACGGGTGACATTCATCCCGTCGGGTGATATCGAAAATGCAGGCGCGCGTTTTCGCGCCTACTGGCCCGCGAAATTCATGCCTAATGCGACCGTGGCGACGTGGCCCGACATCCGCGCCGGGAAACTGCCCGACGCCGACGCGTACATCTTTCAGAAGTTGGTCGATATAGCGCTCATGAAGGAATTGCGCGAGCGCGGTGCGCTTGTCTTCTGGGACGTGTGCGACCCGGCGTGGTGGTTCAATCCCGCCGACGCACGAGAGGCGGTAAAAGTGTCCAGCGGCATGGTGGCGTCTTCCGACGCGCTGGCCGCCGACCTTACGGAGTGGGGCGGCCGCCGTGCGCATGTGATAGCAGACAGGGTGTGGCTGGGCCACTACACGCGGCAATGTCGCCATGAGGATCGGGCGCCCGTCCGTTTCATCTGGTACGGCTCGGCGCAAAACCGGATAGCCCTCTATGGCGCGGCGGCCAATATGGCCAGGCTGCGGGCCGACGGCCACGACGTGGCCCTAACCGTATTTGACAATGCGCCTGAGTCACCAATTCCCGGCCTTGACGCGGATTTTCCCGTCTATTACACGCGCTGGACACTGGCACGCGAGAGCGAGACGCTGGCCGCGCATGACATCGCGCTATTGCCTCCCTACCCCGGCCCGTGGGGGGTGGTCAAGAGCAACAACCGAACGGTGAGCGCATGGGCGACCGGCTTGCCGGTTACGTCGGGCATGGATTACCGGACAATGGTCAAGCTGGTCACGGACGTGGAGCTACGACGCACGAGCATGGCGGCGGGGCTGGACGCGGTGCGGCGTGGTTGGAATATCGAGCGGTCGGCGTCTGAGTGGACGGCGCTGATCGAGGAGCATAACAACGATGGAACAGATTAAATACATTGCCCGGCGGCCGTTCAAATACGACGGCAAATGGCTTAAACAGGGTGAGGAATGGATACCCGTCGGCGGGCGCTACGACGCGAGCATTATCCGTAACCGCATAGTTACGACCGTGCGCGTTGAAGCGCCTGAGGCGGAACCCGCGCCGGTGGCTAAACGCGCGGCAAAGAGCAAGTAATGGCGACACGGAATGATAGCTACGGTAGTGCCGATGGCGTGATGGCCTTGACCCGCCACCTACTCGACGGCGCGCCCAAGTTTTCTTCGCTGACGCGCCCGACGTTGACCGAGGTGGAGGGGTTCCTTGATCGTTGGTCGGCGACGCTCAACATGGCGCTGATCAACCGGGAAGTAGCCGTGCCGGTGTCGGATGAAATCGTTCGGTTGACGTGCGAGCAATGGGTGATTCGGCAGGCCGCTGCTGAGGTGGAGCTAACGCAGCGCGGCGTTGGGTTTAGCGACGTTGACGACAGTCGCGCGGCGGCATTGCGGCCGGGCGACTTGAACAGTTTTGCTGACAGTGTGGCGACGGCGCTCCGCCAGCTGGGGTCGATAACCACGGGCCGCGCGTCGTCGGGGTTGAGCTACACCGGAACGTCGGTGGCCATGTTCACGCGGGGGCAATTCGACCTATGAGCTACTCCGACGGCGAGGCGCGTGTCCTGCTCCTGCTCCAAGGCATGGCCGAGTTCGATCTCCACAATACCGCGCGTGGCGATTGGAAGCCGCTGAACCGGGGCACGAGCAACCGCTACGCCATAATCAGGCCGGGGCCATTCACCAACGCGGCCGAGAGCATCGGCACGGGGTCGGCTATCACGACATGGCGCACGACGGTTGAGGTCTGGCAGCGTTGGGTCGATGACAGCCCGACCGTTGTCGCGCTTGAGGAACTGGTCAGCGCGGTTATCGGGCATTTGGAACGCTATCCGTCGCTCAACGGCGCGGCGCTTGTCGCGCAAGTGACCGGCGGCAGCGAGATGCAACAGCGTTGGGTAAAAGAAGGTGGCCCGCAGTGGGCCGTGCAGGAGGTGTATATTGACTGGCAAGAAGAACGATTCATCGACTCCGTTGAATAGGGCGGCGCTGGAAGCTGAGTTGGCTTTTCACGACGAGGCGGCCGCGCGCTTTGAATTGCTAGGGAATCTGGACACGTATCATCATCAGCGAGCGGCGCAATTGCGCGTCGAATTAAACATTGTGGAGGGTAAAAATGACAAACTGGATTAGTTCGGTCGCCGGTTTCAGGATCGACGGCGTGGCCGGAACAATGGTCGATATCAAGCAGTACATCAATAGCGTCCGTGATAGCGGCGGCGCAAACCGGCTCGAAGACACCGGGCTGGGCGACACGCGAGAGCGGTCGATCGGCGGGCTTGCCCGCGCTACGCAGGTACAGATTAACGGGTCACTCAACTCAACGACGTACCCGATTTTCGCGCCGCTGGTCAACGGCACGTCGGTAACCAAGACGACTGAGATCAAATACGCCACGGGCAAATACCGCGTCGGCGAGGTCTATGTGACCAATGTGGAATTGAGCATCAACGTCGGCCAGAAGTCGGTCTTCTCGGCGACGCTTGACGCTGAATACGGATTGAGCGTCACCAGCGCCGCGGCCACTTAATCGGGTGAAAGGAGTGGGTTATGCGTTACGAAAACGAAGCGATGGCGGTTGGTTTTGAGATAGCGGAGCGGTTCACCGTGCGCGAGCAGCTTGCCTATCGCGCGGCCGTGTTTGCGGCCGTCGGCGAGACGGGCTATGTCCGTTATTGGCTGGCTGCGCAGACGATCATCAGTGACTGGTCGTGCGAACTGGTTCCCGACCCGGCGACACTGGATTTAGATGAGGTCTACGATGTGGCTATCGCCGACATCATCCAGTGGACAGCCAACACGGTAGCCGGGCATATGATAGGGTTGGAAACACCGCCAAAAAACTAATTCAGGCAGCGGTCGATTATGTCGATAACCCGCAAGCGACACCGCCGCCGGAACTCAGGGTATATTGGATGTGTATGAGATATGGGTCAATGCCCGACGCGGGCGGCCTGCTGGAACAGGACGCGGGCTTGCTGAGTCGGATGAGCCTGCTCGGCAGCGTGTACGACGCAGTCCAGCGCGTGCGCGGGCTGGTCGGCGAACAAATTCACGACATGCGGCCCGACGACGGCCGGTTGCTCGTGTGGCTGGAGAGCATGGGGGTCAACGTCTAGATGGGTGAAGTCAACGTCATTGTTCGCTCAACGGATCAGGGCAGCCAGAACATTTCCAAGTTCGGCTCAAAACTGGAAGGGCTATCCTCAACGGGGTTAAAAGTCGGCGCGGCGATGGGGGCGGCGTCGCTGGCCTTTGTCGGCATCCAGCGGGCCGTGCAAGGCGCGTGGGATGTGTTGCAAGACGGCGCGGCGCTGGAACTGGCCAACAGCCGGTTTGAGAATCTGGCGGCCAGCATCGGCACGACGGCCGGGGCGCTTAAGGGCGACATGTCCGAGGCGACTCAGGGTATGATGTCCAATGCCCAGATGGTTGCGTCGGCGTCGGACATCATCTCGTTGGGCCTTGCCGGAAGCGGCGAGGAGGTGGTACGCCTCTCCAGCCTCGTTGGACAGTTGGGCTGGGACATGCAAACGCTCACGCTCACGATGGCCAATGACTCCATGCTCAGGCTGGACGCGCTCGGCCTATCGATGACCGACGTTAAAGAGCGGATGGAAGCTTTGAAAGCGGCGGGTATGGACGCGGATAAGGCATTTGACTTGGCGGTCATCGAAGCGGGCGAGGCCAAGATACAACTGCTGGGCAGCGCGGCCGAGACGAGCGCGGGCAAGATGCAAAAAGCCACGGCGTCGATCTCCAACCTAACCGACGCATTAAAAATACAAGCCGTCCAGATAGCCGATACCATTGGCTTGTTTGAGATTTTGAACAACTTCGCAGGCACCGCCGATATGCGTTCGACGCTGCTCGATATGAAAGAGGCAGGGCAGCTAACTACCCGCCAATTTGACGAACTCTTTACCCAATTGCGCTACGCCGGGCCGGAGTCGGTCGCCGCGACGCTCAACGAAATGGGCAAAATGAAAGACGGGTTGACCGGGGTTAATAACGAACTCCTTTACAACCAGCAGGCATGGGCGGCATGGGCGACCGGCGTAAAAATCGCGGCCACCGAGGGCGACGGTTTTGTTTCCAGCGCTATCGCCTCCGGCCGCGCCCTCTCGGAATGGACAGACGACGCAAAGGATGCGGCGCTCGAAGCGGGCAAAGTCGGCGACGCCTTTGCAGGTATCGACATGGCGGGCATTACCGGGGCGACGCAGTCGGGCATCTGGGCTGTGGCAGGCAATCACATTCAATCGATTCTGGACGAAGCGGCCGCTGAGGGCGAGGCGGCGCACAAGGCGGCGGCCGAAGAGATTGCCGCCGCCTATGAGGAGGCCGCCTTGCGGATGGGGTCGGCGTTTGCCACCGAGTTAAACGCCGAAGTAAAGATCAACTTTGGCGACATGGACGCCATGAGCGGGCAGGCGTGGAGCATGGCGCAAGCGTTTGGATTGACCGTTGAGGAAATGGGCAACGTCGGGATCGCGCTGGGCGAAATCACGCCGGAGATGGCCGAGGCCGCGACGAAGGCGGTGATATTCAAGGAAGCATTTGGCAACCTGCTAGGCCAGTTCAAAGCGGGCGACATCGACGCCGCCGGGCTGACTACCGCCTTTGACAATCTGATCTCGGATTTGAACAGCAAATCGCTGATTGAGATTCAGGTGGAGCTAAAGCAAAAGGTGAATCCGGCGCGTGACTTGTGGGCCGGTCTGCCTGCTGAGGAGCGGGTTAAGGAGATCGAAATACCCGTCAAGTTCACGCCAGAGGAGACCGCGCTACAGGCGGCGCTAGGGATGATCGACGGCATACCCGACAACGACCAAAAGATAATCACCTTTGACGCCGAGTACGACGCGGTTACGAAGGCCGTGGGCGATGTCCAGACGGCGATTACCGCGATTGACGCCACGGTAACGATGACGCCGGACACGCAAGAGGTCTACAAAGAAATATCTATCATCGACCAGAGCCGTTTGACCGTGTACGTTGACTTCGTGCCGACCGGCGCGCCGGAACTACCGGGCAAGGCGGCGGGCGGCCCGGTGCAGGGCGGCAGCGGTTATATCATCGGCGAAAACGGGCCGGAGATATTCGTACCGTGGACAAGCGGAACGGTTATCCCTAATCACAAGATAGGCCGCGGCGGCGGTGGCGGCGACGTGCAACTGTCGGTCCAAAATTACTTCTACGGCCAGACGACGGGGGCCGATGTGGATCGGGCGCTCGACGACGCAACGCGGCAAATGATGCGGCGCTTACAGCAGGTGATTGCATGAGTATGATGTTACTCCTATTGACGAAGTTCGACACAACCGACTTGCACGACGGCTCGCTGATCCGGCAGTTCTCTGTCGATGCGACAGGCAAGAAAGCGGTAGTCAACATTCTCCACCTCTCCAACGGCACGAAATACGACGTTGACGGGACGGCGGTCGGGCTTACGACGTGGGGGAGTATGCACGCGGTTTTTCGCATTACGAGCACAACCCATTCCGGCACGCACACCGCGGGGCAAGCTCTGCAAGCGCTGCTGAACAAGCGTGCCACACTGAGGGGAATCATGTATTCAAGCGTGGCGACGGTTCCGCAGGTCTGCGACGCGCGGTGTACGCTGGCACGCCCGATCTGGCGACAGGGGCTAACAGCGCAGCCGGGGATTCGTACCCATCAAGTGGACATTGAAATGGCGTGGGAAGTATTTTCAGGATGGGTTGCTCCGTAATGCCAAGATTCGACGCGATTCGAGCGAAGTTTTACGTGCATACCAACCTCCTCGCGCCTATCGCGGACGGGTTGGGAGTCAGTCACCGCGTGCTGGTATCAGGCCGGTCGGAGTGCAACCTCAACGGCGTGGGGCGGGCCGACATCGTTATGACGCTTGACCCGCACCTTTATACCCTCGTCAAGGTGGGCCATATCTGCGTGGTGGAGTATGCCGATACGGAGTCGCCAAGTGGCTACAGCTATGTACCGTGGGCGTTGCCATTCAGAATCGACACGATCACCCCGCTCGGCGGCGGCCTGATACAGGCATCGGGCGACGACATGCTCGGTGTCTTAAAGGACTTTACAACGTACACGCCGGTCGGCGTAAACACGGCGCTCAGTACGACGGTGGCCAGTGCCGTCCCGGACGAGACAACGACAACCCTATCCGTCGGCGCGCCGATAAACAACGACGCGGTAACGCTCACGTCGGTAGCGGGCTATCAGGTGGGCGACGAGGTGCGTATTACGCTGGACGGCTGGTGGGGAACGCACATCACGGTCGTAACGGCTATCGACCCGCCCGGCTCACCGGCGGGCACAATCCAGATACGCGACAGGATGCGCGCCCCGGCGGCAGCGTCCAACAGCGTCACGCGCCGCACGCGAAAGGTGACGGTCGCGTCGGGTAAGGGTGTCTGGTTTCAGGTCGGCGTTGAGTGTCACTTAACGCTCAACGATGCGACTATCCACACGACGCTGATCGAGGAAAAACCGGAAGGCGACGTAATTACCATGATGCGCGGTGCGCCGGACGCGGCCTCCATTGGCAAGCTGGCCAAGGCCGTCGATTACAGCGCGCCCGCCACCAATGACGTGAGCCTGATTCTTGCTAATGCGACGGGGTGGTCGGCTATCTTCGATAGCGGCGGCTACTCCGGTACAGAGAATGGCACGAGCCACACGCCGCAGGGCGAAACGGTCTACGACCTGCTAGGCAAGACGGCGCAGCAGTCCGGCGAAATATTCAGGTTGAACCCGCCCGGCGGGATCAACAATCTGCCCACCCGCGTCGTTCGATGGAAGCGGGCGTGGGATTACGCGGGGTCGGGCGGCAACCTGAAATTAGTTCAACCGACGGCCGCCAACATCGCCGCCGACGCAACCAACCATAATCGCGGTATCATCACCGGCGCGCCGACGCGGAAAACAATCTACCAGCCGGTGACGCGCGTCACGCCTTACGGAGCCAATAAAAACATCTCGCTTTATTATTGCAGCAACCTCGCCAAGCTGGACGCGGCGGCGTGGGGATATACTGTCGTCACCACGGGGTTGGGATTATATGAGCCGCCGTATCTCAAACACTCAACGGCCGAGCCGACGATAGGCGTTTTTGAGAGGACGGTCACATTCCCGGAGATCGACGTAGAGACCGAGAATCGTAACGAGTGGGTAGCCGCCTCCGACGCGCTGCTATGGGCGGCGGTGGATTATATGCGCAAGTATGACGTGAGCGAGCGGTATCAATACGAAGTGCCCGACGTTGTATGCGCTATGCCGATATTGCCGGGGCAGCGGGTTGAAATGGAATACACCGCGCCCGACGGAAGTTGGTCGGTGAATGCAACAGGGGAGTATGCGCTCTACGTACTCAAAGTCACTCATTCATTTTCGTCGCCCCACGACGCAGGCGATCACATGAGTGAGGGCGGCATACCGATGCAAACGCTCACCCTAATAAGCAGCCCCGTCGATATACCCGGCTTGGGCGACGTAGTGGCCGACGCGATTGCCAGCACGAGGCGCGTTGCGCAACAAGTCGCGCGCGCGGGAGGCGGCTAGACATGGCGATCGCAGTCATAAACGAAAGTAGCACCTATTTCGGCGGCGCGGCCACGACGTATACGATGACGGATATCATCGTTTCTGCGGGCGCGTCGCGGGGGTTGTTGGTCGGCGTCGGCGCGATGCGAACCAGCGAAACAGCCTTTACCGTCGATTCCGTTACCTGGAATGGCCAATCGGCGACGTTGGTGTACAGCAACTCAACGACCAGCACCAGCCGCTACTACCTGCTCGGTGCGTGGTTTCTGCCTATCGGCACGGGCGCAATAACTACCGCCGATCTGGTCGTCACCACGTCGGCGCAGGTCAATGGCGCGATTATCACCGCGCGCGCGCTGTCGGGTGTGCATCAAACGTCGCCGGGCGTAGATGGGAACGCCAGCCTGGCGATCCCCTCATCATTAACGGCTTACTACATTTCGGGCATGTCGGGGTGCTATGGCCTTTGGATGGCGCTGAGCCGGGCAAGCAGCACCTACACCCATACCGTGTCAGCAACGGGCGCTTCACCCACGGAGGTCTACGACCTCGGCCCGCCCAGTTCCGACTCATCGAAACCGGCCGGGGCCGGGTACGAATATATCTGGCCGGGAGCCGATACCACCAGCACGATCACTATCACGCGCTCTTCCACTCCGGCGGCGCAACTGGCGATATATGTCAAGCTGCAACCCGCCGGTGCTGTCGTTGACGGCGCTGCGGCACTGGCTGGCGCGGCTACCCTGACAGCGGCCGGGCAACGGATTGCGACCGGAGCCGCGACGGTTCCCGGCGTGGGAACGCTGGCGGCCGTCGGGCAACGGATTGCGCCGGGCGCGGCGACGTTACAGGGCGCGGCCACGTTGGCCCCTAATGGCCTTAGAATCGCGCAGGGCGCCATTGCATTGCCGGGCGTGGGTAATTTAGTGGGGGCCGGGCAGACGACGCGACAGGGCGCTATTTCGCTGGCCGTCGCGGGGTCACTGGCCGCGGTCGGCCGGATGACACGACAGGGGGCGGCGGCGCTTCCCGGCGTCGGGTCGATGGCGGCCGACGGGACTATAGCGATTGTTGGCGCGGCCGCCTTGTCGGGCGCGGCGTCGCTTGTGGGGGTCGGGCAACGGACTGCACTGGGTGTGGTTGTCATGGCGGGCGCGGCGACGTTGAGCGCGGCGGGTGAGGTTCCCAACGCGGCGGCGGGCGTGGCGGTGCTGAGCGGCGTGGGGTCGTTGGCGGCCGTCGGGCAGGTGATTGCCTCCCAGTCGGCGGCGCTGGCCGGGGCCGGGGCACTGGCCGCGAGTGGGCAGCGGATAGCGCGGGGCGTCGGGGCGCTGAATGGCGTCGGGGCGCTCATGGCGAGCGGGCAGGGGATAGCGCAGGCGGCGACGGCGCTGGCCGGTGCGGGTTCCCTGAGCGCGGCCGGCCAGGTGACGCGAACGGCGGCGGCGGCGCTGGCCGGGGCCGGGTTCCTGATCTCCGACGGGCAATCGGTCGCGCCGGGCGCAACGTCCCTGAGCGCCGCCGGGCAGCTAGGCGCGACGGCGCAAGTCGTTATCTCGATGCCGGCGACGCTGGCCGGGGCCGGGGCACTGGCCGCGAGTGGGCAGCGGATCGTCCACGCCGCGTCGGATTTGTCGGGCGTCGGGTCGCTGGGCGGGATATTGACCATTGTATTGGTACGCATGATCTTAACGGCGCGGCGACGGTCGTTCGACCTGAGCACGCGCGAGAGAGATTTTAGTTTAACCGTTTCGAACAGAGCACGAATAGGAGAATAGAAATGTCAGCTTTATCAGATTACTTGGAAAACGCCTTGATCACGCACATTTTTAGAAATGCGGACTTTAGCCGCCCGGCCAATATCTACATTGCGCTGTACACGGCGGGGCCTAGCGACGCGGGCGGCGGCACGGAAGTGACCGGCGGCTCGTACGCGCGGCAGGCGGTCGCCACCGGCGCGTCGTCGGGCTGGGACGCGCCCAGCGGCGGCGCGACGCAGAACACGGCGATGGTGACGTTTCCCACGGCAACGGCCAACTGGGGAACGGTGACGCATGTCGGCTTGTTCGACGCGATAACGGCGGGAAACCTGCTGATGCACGGGGCGCTGTCGGCGAGCCAGACGGTGAACAACGGCAACATATTCCGGTTCAACGCGGGCGACCTGGATATATCCCTCGCCTAATTAGGGAGGCCGCTTCATGGCAACGAACACGCGCGAGGTCGTCGAAGGCACGCAGATGCAAGGCGCGGATGAATCGATCCGGTACTCGGTGGACTGGTCGTCGATCGGCGTCCCCACGGGGCCGCTAGTGGTGGTCAAGCAGGAGTCCAGCAATGTGACGGCGGCGGTTATGCCCGTCAATACGCCGATTGTGACCGGCTCGGAGGTAATTCTTTCGCCGCTGACCGGGTTAACGCCGGGGTTAGTGTACCGGGTCGAAGTGCAGTGTACGGTCGGCAGCAATGTGCTGGAGACCTACTTTTTTGTGACGGCTCAGGAATGACGCCATGATCGCCGACGCCACCGCCCTGCTCCAGTACGCCTCGGTCGTCGCCTTCATGGTGACACTGGCCGCGGCATGGCGGGGCGTGGGGCGACGGCCGCGGGCGTGGCTGGCCTATCTACCGGCCGTGGTATGGGCTGCGGCCGGGATTGTTTTTTATCTGCTGACGTTCGTTGGACTGCTATCGGACGCGGCATTTATTTTACTGGGGGCGGCGCATCGGACGGTCGGGGCGGCGCTCATTCTCGCAATGGTACTGGTAATGGCCGGAGAGGCTGATGAGCAATGAAACACGAATTGTCGTCGAGGCCCTGCTATTCATTCTCGGCATGTTGGGCGTCATCGGCGTCGCCTATATTCGAGGGCGACAGACCGGCCCGTCGGCGGTGGACAATCTGCGGCGGGTGATCGACGGCATGGCCCGCGACATGAATGATCGCATGGATGACTACGACCGGCTACAGGCACGCGACAGGCAAGAGATGGACAAGCTGCACTCGGAACTGGCCGATTGGAAAACGTACAGCCGGGCGCAGGCCGACTACAGCCGCCAGTTAGTAAGCCTGCTGATGGGCATGGGCTACGACGGCGAGATACCACCCGCGCCCGTGCCGCCGACGGCGAAACAGGCGACGGCCGACCGGGGTCATGTCGGCGACGACCGGCTGCTGGCCCTCCGGTTTGCTGCCGCTTTCAATATCGAGGAGCTGCGTGATGTGGAGTTCCGGCTGGGCTTGCCGGATGGAACGTTGTCGGAGGGCACGCTAACGGCGCGGGCGCGTGAGTTGGTGCGCTATTGTCGCCGACGCGGCATGGTCGATGAACTGGTCACATTAGTCCGGCAATTGCGGCCGGAGGGAGGTTTCTGACATGGCTATCATTTATGTAGGCAAGGATACTCAGGAATACAAAACGATTAGCGCGGCGATTCAGGCGGCGAAGGACGGCGACACGGTTGTCGTTGGCGGCGGCGTGTACCGTGAGCGGGTGAACGTTGACCGGGCGATTACAGTCATTGCCGCTGAGGGTGAGCCGCCGATCATCGACGGCGGTTGGAACGGCGAGGAAACGGGGTCATTTGCGCCACAACTGGCCGTGACGGGCGGCGGCGCGCGGGTGACGGGCCTGACAATCCGCAATTGTCCGGGGCGCGGCGTGCTGGTCAACGCCGACGGCGCGACGGTGACGGCGTGCCGGATTGACCGGACGTATCAGGGCGCTATGCTGATTGGCGACGCCAACGGGCCGCAGATTGGCGGCGTGACGGTGGCCGACTGCATTATGACGCGCATGAGCCTCTCATGGGTGACGGAGCGCAAGCCGTCGAACGTCAACGGCTCGCTAAACATCCACAACACGGTCGATAGCGTGATACGCGGCAACGTGCTGGCCGAGGGTTGGGGCGAGGGGATCAACATCGGCCGCGGCTCAACGGTGCGCGTTGAGAACAACATCGTTCACTCAACCAACCATGTATTGTTGTATTTCAACCGGTGCCAGAACTCGGTTGCCGTCGGCAATATCCTGTTCCATATCGATGACGGCCGCTATGCCGGGAAACAAGACAATTACAGCGCCGGGATCATCATCGGCGACGAGGGCGGCCCGTCGGTGGCCAAGTGGCCGCCGTCAAGCGGAAACATCATCGTCGGCAATGTGGTGGTCAACGCCGGAAAGCTGTTCCAGATTCGCAACAACAAAAACAACTACGATTCCCAGATGCTGGACACGGTGATCGAGGGCAACACGTTCGTCGCCGGGCCGTGTACCGAGCGCGGCATCGACATTCAGGCTAATCAGCAGGGGCGGCCGCATAAGGGCAGCGTCTTCAGGAACAACGTCATCGACTTCACCCACGCCCGTGCCGGGGCCGACATTGGCACGCACGGGCAGGCTGGCGGGATTGATTTCAGCGGCAATGTGTGGTCAGCCCCGCCGCCTCAGTCGATGCGCGGCGCTGGCGACTTCGTGGGCGACGTGGGGTTGGTTGACGCCGGGGCCGCGATTGAGCGGCTGGAACTGCCGGATACGACGCTGGACATCGACAACTACCGACCTCTGGCCGGAAGCGCGGCCGTGGGCAAGGGGGCGCTTGACGTGTTGCCGGATACGCCGCCGGTTGACCCGGAGCCGGATTATGAGCCTGTTATCGTGCTGCTGGAGGGGAATCTGGCGCGGCTGGAGGAGGCGGGGCTGGCTGTGGGGGCGGCGGTGGTGGAGACGCATGAGTTGATTGACCGGCTGCGGATGGCGGCCAGATATGTAGAGAAGGAGAGTAAATAATCATGTTTGCAGAGTTTGATTGGTCAACAGTGACACCGGCGATGGTTGCGATGGGGATCATTGCGTTTGCGTTGGAGTGGTCGCCGAAGCTGGCGACGTGGTGGGAGGAATTGGCCTCGGCGAAGAAGGCACGGATTATTGCCGGGCTGATCACGCTCATTTCGGCGGCGGCGATTCTGGGGAAATGCTACCTGTGGGGCGACGTGTGTCCGGCTAATCCGTGGAGCACGTTCGGGGCGCTGGTGGTGACGTTTCTGCTGTCGGGGGCGGTTAGTCAGGGCGTGCATAGTCTGGCGAAGCGGGAGAATTTCCGTGGTGATGAAGAAGCTACGGCCTGATTATCATAATCGGCGCGTAGTGTATTTTTGGTAGCGTAATGGCCGGTGGGCTGTAGCAGGGGCCGCGGCCACCGGCCGCAAAACTGTGTCATTAACAGGATTTTTATATGTCGGATTTACGAGCGCCATTCCCGTGGTTTGGCGGAAAGCGAAAAGCGGCCGAAATGGTGTGGGAGCGGTTGGGCGACGTGGCGAATTACGTCGAACCCTTTTTTGGCAGCGGCGCGATGTTGCTGGAGCGGCCTGAGGAACACCACTGGCCGCGAACAGAAACGGTGAACGATTACGACGGCCACCTTGCCAACTTTTGGCGGGCGTTGCAAGCCGACCCCGACGGCGTGGCCCACTATGCCGATTGGCCCGTGAGCGAACTGGACAGCCATGCACGCGGCGATTGGTTGTTCTACCGCCCCGACGCGCGGGAATGGGTGGAGCGGCTACGCAGTGACCCCGATTTCTACGACGTGAAGTCGGCCGGTTGGTGGGTGTGGTTCGTCTGCGGCTGGATAGGCGGCTTGCCGTCGGTGAATGAATCGCAACTGAAACGTATCCCCGGCGGCGCGGTTAGGCGTCAACTCCCCCTCCTCGGCAATGCCGGGCGGGGGATTCACCGGGTCGGCGCGGTTAAGCGCAAACGCCCCCACCTCAGCTCTGCCGGGATGGGCATCCACCGGACGGGCGCGGTTAGGCGTCAACTCCCCCTCCTCAGCAATGCCGGGGTGGGGATTCACCGGGTGGGGGTGGTTAGGCGCGGTAAACATCTGCGCGAGTATTTTGGTGGGCTGGCGGCGCGTTTGGAGCGGGTGCGTATCGGTTGCGGTGACTGGGCGCGGGTAACCGGTGGGAGTGTGACGACGAAGTTCGGAGTAACCGGCGTATTCCTCGACCCGCCCTACTCCCACGCCGTGCGGGCCGGCGGGCTGTATAGCGAGGAAAGCGGGTCGGTGGCCGAGGACGTGCGAACGTGGGCGATTGCCAATGGCGATAATCCGCTATTCAGGATCGCGCTATGTGGCTATGAAACCGAACACGGCGACGCCATGCCCGATAGTTGGGCGGCGGTTGAATGGAAAGCGGCGAAGGGCTATGCAAGTCAACGGGAGGGTAGCGTCAACGACAACCGAAAACTTGAACGGATATGGTTCTCACCTCATTGTCTGCGGCCGGAAGCGGAACCGGCGCTAGAGACGAACGGGGTGCTATTCTGACCGACCAACCGCAGGAATTGCGCGAGTATCTGGCCGAGGCCAGAGCCGTGGCTGAGGAGTGGTACAGCCGCGAGGGCGTTGAGGGCAGCCACGAGTCCAATATCGAAATGCTGGCGGTGCTGATGGGCCTGACATGGGTGCTTGATGATCGGCCGTTCTCTGAGCTACGTGAGGCGGCGCGGGTGTATCTGGTTGCGGCGTTTCAGATGGGGAGGGCGACGCGGCATGGGTGAAACGGTGGTGGCGCTGGTATCCGATCTACATTGCAATTCAACGACGGCGCTATGCCCGCCGGTCGTCAACCTCGATGACCGGGGCCAGTACCACGCCGGGCCAATTCAGCGGGCGATATGGCGGCATTGGCTGGCCTATTGGAAGGCGGTCAAGGTGGCGCGGTCGGGGCGGCGGCTAGTCATCGTGCTCAACGGCGAACTGGCCGACAACAACTACCACCCCACGTCGCAACTGGTCTCGCGCAACCCGGCCGACATGCTGAAACTGAGTGCCGAGGCGCTGGCCCCGGCGCTGGCCCTGCTCGACGAAGGCGACCATATTTTCGTCACGCGCGGTACTGAGGCCCATAGCGGCGGCTCGGCCTACATGGATGAGACGGTGGCCAATGACATCGGCGCGACGGGGCCGGATGATGACCTTTTTAGCCATTGGCAATTGCGGCTGAATATCGAAGGCGTGCGCTTCGACATTGCCCACCACCCGCCGGGCGGCGGCGGCCGCGTGCCATGGACGCGCGGCAACTTCGCCGGGCGGCTGGCGGCCATGACGTTCTATGAGGCTATCGAGCGCGGCGAAAAACCACCTCATTTGTACGTGCGCGGCCACGTGCATCGACCGGGCGACAGCTACGACTTGTCGCCGGTGCGGGCGCTGATACTCCCCTCATGGCAGCACACGACGAGCTATGGCTACCGGATTGGCGGCGGCGACTTGCCGATTGGCGGCGCTATTGTGACATGCTCAGGCGGCCGGTATACGGTGGATAAACTGTACTACCAGTGGCCGGGCAGGCGGTATGTAGTGTTATGACGGATGTTGAAATCGATGAGTTAATCACGGCGCTGGAGACGGCGCGAGAGGGCAGTATCAACGACGACCCAACGGCGATGACGGTGCGACAATTGTGCGAGATGACAGGCCGCAGCGAGGTGACGACGACGCGGCGTATCCGGTCGTTGATGGAAGCCGGGCGGGTCGTGTGCGTGCGCATTTCGTTTGTGCGTATTGATGGGGTGCGTACGAACATCCCGGCCTACAAGCTGGTGGAGGTGACATGAACAAATTGAAAATTGAGACGCGGCGAGAGTACCAAAAATGGTACGACCGGTTTTGGGAAAATCAGGCGACATTGAGCCAGATTGTCGTTGAGGAATTTCCCGACGGCGACGATGAGGCGGCCGAGCCGACGCGCTATCAAATCGACATGATGCGCGGATTGGCGGCGGCCGTTGGGGCATTGGTGGAGGGCTATGATGCTGGAGCGAATTAACGCCGCGCGGGCGGCGCATGGGCTGCCGCCGCTGGCCGAGAGCGCGGCATTGGCGCAGGCGGCGCGCGACCACGCGGCCGACCTCTCGCGCAATGAGTGGCTGATTGAATCGCGGCGCTGGCATGAGGGCAGCGACGGTAGCAGTATCAGCGGCCGGTTGATACGCGCCGGGTATCGTGGGGCGCGGTGGCGTGAGAATGTGGGCTGGGGGTTCGGCGGCGACGAGGGCAGGATGTTCGATTGGTGGATGGCGTCGCCGGTACATCGGGATGCGATTCTGGCGACCGACGTGACGGAGGCGGGGGCGGCCCGGCTGTATGCGCCGGGTGCGCCGTGGGGCTACTACTGGACGGTCGATTTCGGCCGACCGGCGGCAGCGCCCACGGCGACGGCTTGCCCGTGTTGCGGGCGGGGCTAGTCGCCCACGGCATAGGCGGCGAGTTCCTCTAGCGCCACATGGTAGCGCCCTACCCTGTGGCGCAGCGGTTCTGAGTAGTAGCCGAAAACGTCCATACAGGCGGCTTTCCATGTCCGGCCCTCGCCGTGAAGGGCGATCACCTGTTTGATGCGCCCCTCCTCGTCATTTTGCCTCGCGCGGCGGGTGATAGCCTCCCGCGCGGCGTCGGGGTCGATGCCGACGTAGTGAAACCAATGGTCGGACGCGCTGGAGGCTATCCACAATTGGGCGGGCAAGTCGCCGCCGACGGCCTCCTCGGCAGCCAGCTCAACGACGGCCATGACGAGATCGACCACGCCCTGATACTGGTATGCGCCGGTGGGGCGGGGTTCCAGCGGCATGTCCTTGGGCTGCTTGCCGGGGCGCTTGCGTTCGAGGATGTACGCCTCAAGGCTGGCGGCGTCGATGCGCCAGCGGTTGGCGACTTTGTGGCCTTTGATGCGCCCGGCGGTCACTAGCTGAGATACCCATTCCGAGCTTCGGTTGAGGCGGCGGGCGGCTTCGGTGGTGGTTAGGGTGGGGGTTGGGGTTGTGTTCATGATTGCACCTCTTGAACAACCTCCACCGCAAGGATTGCGCCGTTGCCATCCGTGTGCAATCCGGCAATGTAGAGCATAAGGCCATCGGGCCGCTTTTCGTTTGCGGCGGCGTTACGAACACCTATCATCAATCCGGCTTCGGCGGCCAGAGCCAGAGTCGATGATAGGATTGCGGCGAAGTCGGCCGCGGTTAAGGGG